CATTACTAATAAAATGAGTATTATTAGTAGAATCGAGAAAAACGCGATGATCATTATATTACCCTCGTCTTCTCATGACCGACACGAATCCGAGGATCTGCCCAGATTTCATAACCTGCCTCTTGTGCATCTAAACAGAATGATACGTCTTCACCGCACATATCCTGTACATCACCTGACTCAAAGACTTGCATCTTAGGAGCAAACCAAGGATACTCCAGTTTCTCGAAGACACCATTCTTAATGAGCACCCAACCAAAACCTGTATAATCACAAGTAAAAGGTT